CTGGTTCGGACCCTCGGCCCGTGGATCATCCGACTCGAGCGGGCCTGGTCACGGCTGCGCCCTGGCAAGCGGTACGTGCGCTTCAACATCAACGAATTACTGCGGCTCGACACGAATACGCTCATCAGGAAGACCACCGAGCTCATCCGTAACGGTGTGATCTCGGTCAACGAAGGTCGGGCGTTCTTCGATCGGCCCGGGATCGGCAAGGCCGGTGAGCGGTACCTGTGGCCGCCGATGCGTCAGCAGCTCGACGAGATCGAGGCCGCTCTCGGTGCTGATTCGGACTCACCTCAGGCGACCGATCCCACCCTCATGCCCGAACCCGAACAACCGCCGGCACTGGTAGGGGTGCCTGAGCCTGCCACGAATGGCAATGGCACAGGAGGCCAGTGATGCCTTGGCACGTCGAAAGCAATAATCCTGAATGTGAGGGCTTCGCGGTCGTCAAGGACTCGGATGGATCGGTGGCTGGCTGCCACGACACCGAGGCCGACGCGCTCGACCAGCTGGCCGCCCTCTATGCCAACGAAGCCGCGTCAGCCCGCGGCGTAGCAGTCTCTCAGAACGGCCGTAGCCGCCGTCATGGGCCCCTGGGGCGCCGTGACCGCCGGATGCTCCCGGAGGCCGTCCTGCGGCGTCTGAGCGACGCCTACGGGGATCAGGCGCTTAGCGTCGCGCACCGCGGGTTTGACATCGACTACGCCGGCCAACGGCTCGAACATCGAGCCACCAAGGGTCAGCTTGAGCTCCGTCAGGCCGAGGACACCGATCCAGTGATCCACGGCTACGCCACGGTTTATGGCCATGAGTACGACGTGTGGGGCGGGCCGCCGTTCGGGTTCCGGGAAACCGTGGAGGTGGGCGCCACCGCGCGGTCGATCAAGAACAACGATGAGGTGTATCTGTTCTTCGACCACGAGGGCCTACCGCTGGCCGCCACCAAGGCCGGTACGCTGACGCTCACGTCGGATAGTCGCGGGCTCTACAACGAAGCTCACCCTGACCGGGCATCCAATTACTCGATGGAGATCGTCTCCCGACTCGCTCGAGGCGAGCTCGATGCCATGTCTTTTGCGTTCGAAGTCGTGGACGATGAGTGGTCCGACGACATGATGGAACGCTCAATCCGCGAGGTGAGGCTTTACGACGTGAGCGTTGTCAGCTTCCCCGCCAACCCGGCGACCGTCGTAGGTCTCCGGACCGTTTCCGAGCCACCCGTCAAGCGCGGCATGAGCGTCGCACACGCACGGGCCGTTCGAGAGTCGCTCGCTCTCCGGCGTTAAGCGAGAGCAACCGGCAACGTCCGGGAACAGCTCGGCACTCGATCCGGACCCCGTGAGGGCACCACTCGAGACCACCTGCCATCCCACCGGAGCCACCCCAACCGTTAGCGCCCCTAGAGGGCGCTCTGCGCCCCTGGGAGGGCACCAATGAGTACCAGATCAGAAGTGATCCGGAAGGAGATCGACAAGCTCCTCGAGGATCGGAACAAGCACCAGGACGCCATGGATGCGGTCCTGGCCGGCGCGGAGGCCCGTGGTGACGATTCCGCCTTCTCCGAGGATGAGCAGGCAGAGTTCAATGAGCACCGCGACAAGATGAAGACCCTCGATGGTCGCCGCGAGCTCCTCGAGGGCCGCGTGAAGGACATCGACGACGCCGAGGAAGCCCGTGCGGCTGCCGCGGAGTCCGCCAAGGTCTACGGCGGCACCACCTCGATCCGGGTCAACTCCGAGGAGAAGACCTACCGCAAGGGCAGCGGCACCGGGTTCTTCCGCGACATGTACGCCTGGCGGTTCAACAGCGACCCCCTGGCCGGTGAGCGGCTGGGTCGGCACGCCCGAGAGACCGGCATCCCCGAGCGTGAAGAGCGCGCCGCCACCACCACGTCCTTCGCGGGCTTGGTCGTCCCTCAGTACCTGGTGGATGACTTCGCACCCCTGGCGCGTGCTGGTCGGCCGTTCCTTAACTTCGTGGGGTCCCGAGAGCTGCCGCCTGACGGCATGACCCTCAACATCCCCCGCGGCAACACGGGGACCGTGGTGGTCTCGCAGACCTCGCAGAACAGCGCGGTGGCGAGTCAGGACATGGTCAACACCGACATCGTCGTGAACGTCAACACGATCGCTGGCCAGCAGGACGTTTCCCGCCAGGCTCTCGACCGTGGTCGGAACACCGACGAGGAGATCATGGGAGACCTGGCCGGCGCCTACACGGCCGAGCTCGACCGCCAAGCCTTCAACGGTACCGGTGCCAACAACCAGCACCTTGGACTCCTGTCTGAGACCGGCGTGCTGACGGTGACGGTGACTAATAGCACCGCGGTGGTCCAGCTCAAGCAGCTGGCCGACGCCATTCAGCAGGTCCATACCACCCGGTTCCAGCCCGCCAACGTGATCGTGTGCCACCCGCGGCGGTGGGCCTACTGGACGCAGGCAACGGACTCGAGCGGTCGACCCCTGGTGACCCCATCGGGTCATGGCCCGTTCAACGCCTTCGGTCTCGGTGATCTCACCAAGGATTCCGGCATCGTCGGCGATATCTACGGGCTGCCGGTCCTCACTGATCCGAACGTCCCGGCCACGGTTTCGCACCAGGTCACCGGCGGACAGGATGTGATCATCGTGACTCGGGCCTCGGACCTTCGGCTCTACGAGGATGACCCCATGCCTCGCCGGGTGCGGTTCGAGGAGACCACCGCCGGCTCGCTGCAGGTGAAGATCGTCGCTTGGGACTATTCGTCCTGGTCCGCCGGTCGTTATCCGTCAGCCACCCGCGTCCTGTCGGGCTCGGGTCTGGCCGCAGAGCGGATCGTCTTCGGCTGATCCTCCACTGACGTTGCCCCGTGCCCTGGTAGGAGGGCGGGCAGCGTCGGTGCGCAGCTCTGGGCCTCGGTTGGTCGCCTACCCGGTCGACCGGGGCCCAGGACACTCACCTCGGTAGGGAGGATTCCCCCTTGACAGAAACCACCCCGGTCAGCCTGCCGCGGGCAGGCGTCTACGTCGCCAACATCAGTCCCGGCAACGTGAACATCAACTTCGTGAAATCGCTCATCGATCTCATCAGGGCCGATGAGATCAAGGGCTGGGACTGCTGGCGCGGCAACTTCTGGGTCGAGTCCGGGGCCAACATCTCCAAGGGCCGCAACCAGCTCATCACTCAGTTCCTCGAGCAGGCCGATGGTGAGTGGCTTCTGTTCATCGACTCAGACATGGTGTTTCCGACCGACACCATCGTCAGGCTGCTCGCTGCCGCCGATCACGCCAACTGCAAGATCATCGGCGGCCTCTGTGTCATGGTCAGCGAGTTGGGCCCCATCCCGACGATCTACCAGTACGACAGGATCGATGGCTCGAACGGCATCACCCGCGTGCAGTTCGACTACCAGGACAACGCTCTAGTGCAGGCTGCGGCCACTGGCGGCGCGTGCCTGATGGTGCATCGCTCGGTGCTCGAGCACATGCGCGAGGTCACTGGTCACGACTTCGGCTGGTTCCAAGAGTGCACGATGACCCGGCAGGGTGAGACGCACTGGATCTCCGAGGACATCGCTTTCTGCCTGCAGGCCAATGATCTCGGTTACTCGGTCTTCGTGGACACCACGCTGCAGATCGGCCACGCCAAGCACGGCCGTATCTGGTATCCCTCGGATGTTCGCGAGGGGACCGGGATGCCGCGACGGAAGACTGTCGCCGTGATCCCGATGAAGGACCGGCTTCGGCTCACGCAGGATCTCATCGACCAGCTGCGCGAGCAGGGCGGGGTTGACGAGATCATCGTTTGTGACAACGGCTCCGGCCGCAAGGCTAAGAATTGGTTGGCGTCACAGGACGACATCACGGTGCTCGACTGCCCTGATGTCGGAATCCACGTTATGTGGAACCGGGCCATCGATCACGCCATGGAGCAGCACTCCGCTCGGGTGCGCATCGCGCTCCTGAACAACGATCTCCGCATCGGGCCTGAGTTCCTCAAGCGACTCTCTCGGGCGCTCGACGACAACCCTGACGTGACCGCGGTCTGCGGCAACTACGACGGACGCACCGCC